TGTCCCTTTTATTTTATCAATCTTTCAGGGCGTTCTCAAGCATCGCCTTGTACTCCGCCTGGTGGGCTGTTGCTCCAAACTGCAGGAAGTGCTTCGCCGGGACTCCGTTGGTGTGGTGCCAGTTTCCTTCGCTGTCCTGATAGCTCCATCCGCCTTGACGGCCTCCGCCTTCGCTGGCGTAGATGCCGGTCCCTAATTCGTGCCAGATTGCATACTCGATGTTGGTCCCGATGTACGCCTTCTGCTCTTCTTTGTTTACGGCGTGGCTGATGCTGTTCTTCAGGGCTCCGGTGTCGACCGGTGCCTTGTTGGCCGCTGTGCTTGCGGCGTCTTCTCCGATGGCGTTCAGCCATCCGGCTACCTGGGCCTTCATGGCCTGCATGATTTCCTGCTTGTTGTCTATGAGCTTAACTTTTACTTCTACTGCCATTTTCCTGCCTCCTCTCCTGGATGCTGTTATATTTCCCATGTGGTCCATCTTGCCCATCTTGCCCCATCTGCCTCCATCCGGGTAAATCTGGCCCCATCTTCGCCATCTGCCTCCATCTGGCCCATCTCGGTCCATCTGGGTAAATATGCCAAAATTCGGCCCCATCTCCTCCATCTCGGGCCATGTGGCCCATCTGGTTTAATATTGCTAAACTCGGGCCGCATCTGGCTCCATCTCATGGCTTTTTCTTCTCTTCCGGATGCTGTTCTTTTTTGGCTTCCTTTTTATAAAGTCTTTGATACGCTTCGGCGTCTTTTTGCCATTTCTCTTTTAACGTCAGTGCCTTCATTTCTTTTTCCTCCTGATTTCTCCATGAATAATTATTGCCTCTTTTGTCTCTTCTACTCTTGTTGGCTTGAATTCGGTCTTCCCGCTCACGAGGACCTCGTTCTCGCTTTTGTGCATCGACATGTGCTTTACCGAGGTTCCGTAATTTGTGAAGTTTGCATCGTTTACAAAAATAACCGAGCGGCCTTTCTTCTGGTTTTTGGTTTTGAGGCTCTCATCCATTGTGGCCACATGGGATTCTGCGAATTTTTCGGCTGTCTTTCTGTCGCTGGTCCATGAGCTGATGCCGAGCAGGCTGATGGGTTCATTTGATTCCGCTTGCCTTTTGATCTCTTCAGCCACGCCTTTGTCTACGAAGATTCCTCTTGATATTTCGCCGCCGTCCCATTTTGGTGATTTGTCTATAAATTCCTCTATTGCATCCGCCTTCTTCTGATACCAGTCAAAATCGCCACGGTTCGTGTCGAGCAGTCCTGCTGATGCGTCTCTTATGTCCATGTACTCATCGCCGGTGAATGAAATCATCGCATAGCCTATTTCTTCGGCCCTTCTTTTATCTACGCCGAGGTCCTTTGAAATATTGTTAACTCCTGATTTTGTCATCATGATGATGCCTTCATCTTCGTCTTCTTTAAAGTATTTAGTTTTTGTTTCCCGGTGTCCGCCGTACTCGAAGTTCGGGTTCTTTTCCTCTGGCTTTTCTTCTGTCTTTTCTTTCGGCAGATCCTGATGTTGCGACCGGAGCTCCGCCTGCCGTTCTTTTGTTGCGGCCGCTTCTGCCTGTCTGGCCTGGTAGGGCTCGTTGTTCTGCAGGTTCTCCCAATCGTCCGGGTGGTTTTCCTTCATGAATTTCTCGTAGAGGTCGTCGTCTTTTGAATGGTCAATGCCCGGCAGTTGGATGTTCAGGCGGCATCTGCAGTTGTAGACCTCCTCCGGGTCCCCGTCGGGATCCCCAGGGTATCGGAGGGGCGTGGTGATGATGCCGACACCAAAAAAGCCCGAGGCGTCTCGGGTGGTCCCGTCAAGCAGGAGGTGGCTGTCTCTGGTCCTCTTGTCGTATGTGGCCGACCAGACCTCCTCGACCGGGATGCCTTGAGCCTTCAAGTCATCGGCCGCCTCCGACCGTCCCAGGTTCTCCGCTGATGTGAAAGCGGTCCGGGCGTTCCTGACGGCGGCATGCCTGTCCATTGTCGATATTCTTTGAAGCCTGTCAGCCATCTTCCCGATGGGCTCGCCTTGAAGGATGCCCTGCGTCATCTCTCTCCGGATTCTGTCCTTGTTCCATCTCTTGTCTTCGTCGATGTTTACCCGGGGCTTCGGGAATAGGTCAGGCTTTTTCTTTTCCAGCTCCTGGATGGTGCGGGCGTTGTAAATCTGGACGGTCGCTTTGGTGATACCCTGCTTCTCTGCTGATATGCTTCCCAGGGCCGAGACAAAGTCGTAACTCTGGGCGACGACTCGGGGCATCTGGCCGTTGACGGCCGCCATCGCCGCCGCATCGGTATTAACCAGGGTGTTTGTCATGCTCTCCACGGCCGCCGTGTACCGGCTGTTGTTTAACATCTGGGTTCTTCTCCAGGTGCTGTATTCCTCCGGCGTCAGGGTGCCTGCTTCGACTTCTGCCCGCTTCTTTTCGTCCTGCTTCTGGTAGGCTCCCATGAAGTCGGTCAGCTTGCTGTTGATCTCGTTCGCCGCATTTGCATAAAGAGCAGTTAGCCTTTCCTCTAACTGCTCCAGTTCTTTGTCCTGCTTCCGGCTCATGGAGTCCGAGTTGTCTTTTTTCGCCATCTTCGTTCCGGTCGTCTTTCTAATTATTGCTTAATGTCTCCGGGCCTCGGCCGCCGCTTCTGTTTTAATTGTCGTTAATTATTCGGATGCCGGCCGGCCCTCCTGATTTAATTATTGTTAATTATTCCGGGGCCGGTCTCGGTGCCTGCTGTTAATTATTGTTAATTATTCCGCCGGGCTCGGTCTCTTCGGTGTTAATGTCGCCGCCGTCTTCTCCGGGCTCCGGGCCTCCTCCGCTCATCCTCTTCATTTCCTGTTCGGCCTTCTGCTTCAGGATGTCCTCGACCTTGTCCTTGTCTCCGAGTAAGGTCATGATCTTCTCCGTGACGTAGTCATCGTCCAGATAAAGGGCGGAATTCACGACCGTTGTGATTTCCTCCGTCCTGTTAACGATAATCGAGCGGGTGTAGGTCGGTTCGTCTTCGACACCTGCTACGGCCAGGAGCCTGCTGATAAAGTCACTGATTTCCGCCTCGAATGCGTCGAGCTTCTGGTTTAACGGCTCGTAGGCCGCTTCGATCTGTGTCGCCGTGATGGCTCCGCCTGCTATGTCGTAGGGGTTCAGCGTCATGCTGTCTTTGTATAGCTGTTTTTCCAATCGGTCTAGGAGGGCTTCTCTTCCTTCGTGTGGAACGTCGACCGTGGTCGGCTGTACGACCTGGTCGCCGTCGGTCTGGGCCGCATGAATTTTTCGCATCTTGTCGATGAATTGAACGAGGTCCACGTCGTCCATGCCTCCGGCGTTCTGGATGGTCCAATATATCAGCGAGGCGTCATCGATGTCGTTCGCATACTTGGCGTTTATAAGGTCATAACAGTCGAGGGTGGCCCTGATGGGCGTCAGCTCGCTCATGCGGTTCTCGTTGCTCCAGCAAGGAACGACCGGGAATGTCGGGTAATTCCTGAAGCCATAGATTTCCTCGCCGAATGCCTCGGAGTTCTGCTTCTCGATTATATAAGCCCGCTTCTTCTGCCTGACCATTCCTCCGGCGTGGTCCTTGTCCCACTGGTATTCCGTGAAACCGTCAATCTCGAACATGGTCGCTCGGAGGGGCTTCTGGGCGTCTATCTGCCAGAAACGAGCCCCAGCCTTCAGGGCTCCGTCCTCTTCGTCGTAAAGGGGAGCAAATTCTGTCAGTTTGTAAATCTCGACTTTTCCGTTGTTGTAAAAGCCGAAGGCGGTCCCTTGTACCTGGGCTACCCTTCCCGCCTTGATGATCTTTCGATCGAAGTCAGGGCCGAGGGCCTTCTCTCCGGTGCCGTTGTCCCAGGTGATGCCGTTCCCGAGGAGGGTGCTGTTGGCCTGCATGACCGACCTGTAAAAAAAGCGGCTGGCTACCTTGTGGTTGGCCGAGAAGACGTCCGGGATGGCTTCGCCTCTGGCGTTAAATACATATTTTTCGTACTTTTTGATGGTCGTATTTTTGCCGGCGAAGTAGTCCTCTGCTTCGATCGCTTCTTTGTATTCCTTTGTTGACTTGTGTTCATTGATAAGGCCCTTGATGAATTCCATCCTGGCCTCTTCTGTTCCCTGGGCTACCTTGAGCCAGTCCTGATATGTTTTCATCGTTCGCCTCCTGTTGTCTCGGGCTTTATATGCCCATTATAACAAAATTAGCAAGTCCTCAATAGCCGAAGGCCGAGGCCGCTTTGTTTTCGTCTTTTCTCGGATGCAAGAGCCGCATCATGCAGGCCAGGCTGTCCGGGGCGTCATCGTGCTCTGCAAATTCGTTATAGTCTAATATTTGGCTGATGTATTCGGGATCCGTTCCTTTTACAAACCTGATGTTTTTCCAGTCTCCCTTCAAATGCGTGACGATTTTTATATATTTGTTTGTCGTTTCGGCGTAGGTCATTACCCGCTCTCCCTTCTCTCGGAGGGCCTTCGCCAGGTACCCTTTGTCGCCGTTTGTCTCGCAGTATATCTTGCCGACGCAGAAACGCTTCCGGTCCCTGATGATTTCCTCCTCGCAGGCGTCCACGGCCTTTTGCCAGAGCCTGCCGTAAACGTAATAAATGCCATCGACCTTCCGGGCAATCGTGAAGGCTGTGTAGTCTTCTCCTCCGTAGGCGGCGTCGATGTGGCAGAAGTTGGCATTCATGATCTTCTCCGGCTCTGCTTCTGTCTGGGCGTCCTCGAAGATTACATCCTCCGCCGCTATATGTCGGAGCTCGTAGTTGGCCGCAAAAAGCGACGGGCTCATGCTGTCTCTTATTTCCTGAATTTCCGCTTCCGTGAAGATTCCCGTCTTTTTGTAGTCCCAGGTCTCGGGCTCGGGCATCAATGTGAAGGCGTCATCCTTGTGCCAGGGCGTTCCGGTGTTGAAAATCTTCCCGCCTTGATTCTTTATGTTGATTAGCTCCTGGTAGACCTGCTTCGTTCTTTCTCGCTCCGCTCTGCTGGTCCTGTCTTTCAGGTTGATGAGGTCATCCGTGAAGATTATGTCGTAATGCTGGCCGGTGATGCTTGAGCCGCTTCCTAATCCGACCAGCTGGCTCGTTCCCTTGATGTCTGTCGTCAGGTTTGTGCTGATTTCCGTCGCATTGTCGACCGTAAGTTTTAGGGTGACTCCGTATATTATCGAGACCAGGTATATGGTCCGGGGGTTCATCAGGATGTTCTTAACCTGCTTGATGATTTCCTTCACGTCGTCGTCGGTCTTTCGCATGAAGAGTGTCCTCTTATTCGGGAGCAGGATGATGATCAGTGCCAGGGCAATCGAGAGGCAGGTCGTCTTATAGCTCCGGCGGTGTCCTTGCAGGGTGTGGTCTTCTTTCCCGTAGGCCATCTTTCTAATCCAGCCGTTATGGATGCGGCCCAGCTTCGTGAAGCCGAGCATCCTCCCGAATTCTGCGGGCCGGTATCTCAAAAAATTAACCGCCTGTTCTCTGGTCATCATCGTTGATGCCGCTCTCCTCTTCTGGTTTCTCCTCCTCCGGATGATCTTCGTCAGGGCCGCTTAATACGAGCCGTTCGACTTCGTTGATGGTCTCCGGGTCTACCTCTGAAATCATGACCTTGTCGATGGGCTTCTCTCCGATGGTGTCCCGGATGATCTCATAGGCCTTCGTGCTTCCGGAGAGGGCCTGTTTTATCATCGAGGCAGAGATTGCCGTCTGTGTCTTCATCTGTCTTCCGTTCTTGTCCGTGATGTCCTGCGTCAAGAGGGCCAGGAGCTCTTCTCGGAGGGTTTTTCGGGCCGCTCTGACCTCGGCTGATTTGAGGCCGCCTTTTCGGCCATTTTCTCGGGCTTCTTCGCCGGCTTTAAAGGGCGGGTGTCCTTCCGGCATCGGTTGTCCGTTCACGGGTGATTTTGGTCTCTCTTTTTTCGGTTCGTTTTCCGCCATGATCTACTCCTCCTCTCTCTCGAATTTGTCCACGAAGTTATGCTTGCAAAGGGAACACGGCCGCTCCGTCTCGAGCCTGAATTTATGCTTGCATGTTTCACAGCTGGTGTGTTCTCTTCTCTTCTCCTGCTGTGCTCTTTCTACTTCCTTCAGGCAGTCCTCTTTGTTGATGCGTCGCATCTCTTTGATAAGGTCGCATTGCAGGATGATCTCGGAGGCCCATTCCTTGATTTTGTCGAGCTCTTCTGTTGCACAGTAATTGTGTATCGTTTCGCCGAGTTCTCCGATTCTGATGCTGGCCTGGATGTAAAACGGGGCCGCTCCTAATGGTGGACGCTGTGTTGTCTCGCTCATGGTCTGTCTCCTCTTATTCATGCAACATTTCGTTTCCTCGTTCCCAGCTTTTGCAATATGATGTTATCGAATATTCTTCTCTATGCTTTTTGCACCAAGTATAAGGTTCTCCCCATCCTGTGTTTTTATTCATGGGCTTTGCAAATTTGCAATTTGCACATACTTTGTCGTTCATGCTTTGTCTCCTCTTTTGATCGTTCTGTCTTCCGGGATGATGTAGGGGCCTGCGTCGGGCAGATCCCTGTTGAAGCTCTGGATTCCGTTGAAAAGGTCGACGTAATCGGCGACGAGTTGTCTGTCGACCGTCAAGACCGTGTTCTCGCTTCTCGGGTTCGTGTTAACGTTGGCTGATGATTCTATCAAACAATCGAACCGCTCTCCGATGATCGCCATCACCTTGCTGTGATTTCGGAATATCACGAGGCGGCCGTTCTCCTCTTGTACGAAATCCAAAACGGCGGCGTAAACCTCCGGGTAGCTTCCCTGAAAGATTTCGCCCATGAAAAAATCGACACGGCCGAGCATCCCTCGCTGATGCCATTCCCGAAGGTCGTCGAGGTCTTCTCCTGCCATGCACCAGGTCGATAGGGCGAGGTAATGGACCCGCTGTTGGTGTAAAACGTGTTTAAGTAGCTCATGCTGTCGACGTCTCCCCAGCTGAAGCAATGATAACAGTCGCCTTCCTGGAAGTGCCAATCCATCGCCTTCATCAGTGCCTGCTCGCTGGATGCCTTCCGGGTGAGCTGTCGGTTGCCGTAGCGGTGCTGGACCTCGACTCGCTTCTTGGGCTGTTTCTCCAGGTCCGTCTTCTCCTCTTCGAGGTCGAAAGAGAAGGAGCTGTCAAAGTCGAAATTGTCAGCCATTGATCTTCTCCGCCTTCCTGCCGGTGAATTCCTCCCATCTGGCTATGATTACGTCGCAATAATGCGGATCAAGCTCGCATGTGTAGCATCTTCGGTTTATCTGCTCGCATGCCATGAGGGTGGATCCCGAGCCTCCGAATATATCCAAAACGACGCCGCCTGTTTTGGTGCTGTTGTTGACCTGCTTCGCCATCAGCTTCAGGGGCTTCATGGTCGGGTGAACGTCATTGTGAAGCGGTCTCTCTGCTCGCAGGATCGTTGTCGGCACGTTGTCGCTGAAGAGCTCTTCGAGAAGTTTCTTCATCTCTTCTTTCTTCATTTTGTCGAGGTCGATCTGGTCTTCTATGATAGTCGTGAGGTTTCTCTTGTCTATGAAGTAATGGGCCGCTCCGTCTTTCCATCCGTAGAGGCAGGGTTCGTGTTGCCATTGGTAGTCCTGTCTTCCGAGGGTGAACATCGTCTTTACCCAGATCAGGCATTGTCTAACCTGCCAGCCTATCTCTCTGCAGGCGAGATGGAAGTTGAAGCTCTTTCCATCTGCATGCCAAATGTAGAAGGCGGCTCCGGGTTTCATGTTCTCGTTTGCCGATGTGAAGGCGTCCACCAGGAATTCCTTGAAGGCGGCGTCGCTCATGTTGTCGTTTTGGATCTTGCCAGCTCTTCCTTTGTAGTTGACATTGTACGGCGGATCTGTGAGTAAAAGGTCGGCCTTTTCTCCGTTCATCAGCTTCGCTATGTCCTCGGGCTTTGTGCTATCTCCGCATATAAGCGTGTGGTCTCCAAGTCTCCAGATGTCTCCTGCTTTTACGATCGGCGGGGCCTCTTCCGGTAAGTCTACCTCGACGACCTCCGGCTCCGGCTCCTCCTCCGGAAGCTCCCAGTCTATGTCGAAGCCTTCCAGGTCCAGGCCCTTCAATTCATCCGCCAGGAGGTCCATGTCCCATTCGCTCTCGTTCAGCTTATTGTCGAGGAGGCGTAGTTGCTTGACCTCTTCTTCGGTGAGGTTCTCCATCTTAACGACCGGTACCTCTCTGATTTGTAAAAGCTTGGATGCTAAAAGGCGGCAATGGCCTATTATTAAGACGTTGTCCTTGTCCACGACCAGGGGCTGTGCAAATCCGAAGCGTTTTATCGATTCCGCCACGTTCTGGATCTGTGTTCTGTTATGCTTCTTGGCGTTCTTCTCGTAGGGCGTGATGTCCTTGATCTTCATCATCTCGATTTTCATATCTCGTTCCACTCCGTTCCGTATCTGTCTATGATTACCTTGAAGTCTTCGTAATCGTGGGGCCTGATGCTGTACTTCTCCTGGCCGTCCTCTGTGAATTCGATCCCAACATGAAGGAGCTCATGGAATAAAAGGATCCGCATCTGCTCTTCTGTGAAGCCTGCCGTGTTCGGTTCAAAAACTGTTATTGTAAAATCTGCCGGTATTGCCCACTTGTTCTTGTCCTGGACCTTTTCTGCCTCTCCGCAGACCGTCTTTCCTTTTGCCGTCTTCGGGTTGTCCGAGCCCAGGTAGATGATTGTCGCATGGCTGTTTGCTATGTCGGTTAGAAGGGGCTCTTCGTCAATGATCTTTTTGGCCATCTCGGCGTACTCTTCTCTGATGATTCGATTGTCCATTTTTACCTCCTGATTTGATTTTATTCTGTGAGCGGTGTGATTTCAATAAATGTACCGGGCCGCTCTTTGTCGACGAAAACTCGGGAGCCGTCGTGGCTTCTGATTATCTCGAAGTTATCATCCGCCAGGATGCCGTATTTAACCAGAATGTCGTCGATCGCCTCGAGCAAGTTTGTAAGGTCGCATCTCCTCCTGCTGTCTCGGTAAAAAGTGCACCTGATATTGACGGGCATGTCGATGGGCTTCTCCGGTTTCCTCTTCAGGAACCAGCCCGCCTGGGCTTCGTACTCTTTGTATTTGGGATCCGGGAGTATCATCGGGGCCTTTGTTTTCGGGTTCATCACGATTCTCTGGCTGTTCTTTTTTGTCCTCGGGTTGAGCGGAATGTAGGCCGCATAAATTGCCATCGGACTCGATGGTGCGACGGGTGCCTGGTCCTCCGACTTCATTGTGAAATCTCCGGCGTTTTCTGCTGTTATCATTCCGCACCGCCTTTCTCCCTTTTTAATTCGTTTCTGATACCGTTCATGAATTTAATCATGTCTGCATAGCAATTTTCGCATAACTGATATTTCGGGTCTTCAAGGTATTCAATCTCTTTGGGTGTCTTTATACGCATTTTGAAAAGATATTCATAGTTGTAGTAATGGATTTTCTTACCGCAAATATCGCAAGTTATAGTTTTCATTACGGTTCCTCCTCTCCTGTCTGGGCATTGTCTATAAGTTCAATTAAATCAGGGTGTAAATGCAATTCTTCAAACTCTTTTTTCAAAGCCTCTTTGATGCTTTTCTGCCCGTCTCTGAAGCCCTGCTCGTACTGGTGCCTGTCGTAGGCGAGGGCCTTGATGAGCTCCTCTTTGTTGACCGTGATTCCCTGCTCGTAGATGGCCTGCATCACCTGGCCTTCCTGCTTCTCGATTAGCTCCTCTGAAATTCTTTTAAGTGTCAGTTCTATTGGTGAAATGTACGCCATGCTGATGTCCTCCGGAATTGTCCATTTGTTGTCCTTATGCCACGGGGTTCCGATGTTTAAATCCATGCTGATGTTCCTGCTCTCCTTAATACCTGAATGCTATTGATGCCCCGCATTTTCTGCATGGGAAGGCTTCGCCGTTTTTAAGTTTCATAGCGATCCTTTCGTACCCATTGTATGTCTCGCCGCAAAATGGGCATTTTTCAAATCCGCCATCGTGGTCATTGTACCCAGCGTATTCCATGAATGTTTTTTCTTCGTTCATCCTTTTGTCTTCCTGTTAGTCATAAAAGTTATTGTTACCAATGTCAGGCATATTATTGCTGTAATGATGATTGCCTTCATTTTGTGTTCTCCTCCCTGATGTCTACCCACTGGCCGTCCTTCTCGCTTCCGGTTGTGTGGGCGTTGATGATAAACTCCGCCGTGGTCAGGGCAATGATCGGCATCCCGTCGATCTCTCCCGAGAAGGTCTTCATCTCTTTCTTGATTGCTTCGGCCTCTTCAGGTGTCATGGTCTTTTTGTCTCCTCTCTCGATGCTGTTCCCTATTGCCGCAAAAATGGCGGCGGTTGCTATTCCTAAAACGAGCCCGACCAGGCATCCGGTTAAAAATGCCACGAATGCGTCATGCATGCTCTTCCCTCCTGATGCTCTTCTTCTGCAGGATGTCATAAAGGGCCAGCTCTTTTTTCATCCGTTTGATCGCTTTGGCGTAGTCCCTTTTCAAATATTCCGAATGCGTTCTTCTGCTCGCATACTTCAGCTGTGCGATTCGCTGTCGGAATTCTTCCCGCTGATTCATGCCTTTTCCTTCGTCCCTTTCATCCCTTCATTGAAGCTGGCCTGCATTCTCTTGCCTGTCTCCTCCATCGTGGCACGGTCTCTCCTGATAGCGTCCCTGATGAATGCCGAGCGGTTTTTATGCTGATTAAGCCAGATTATGATGTCCGCATCCTCTTTGTTGTCGAGGCTGATGCAGACCTTCGTGTGGTTCTTCATGTAGTTCTTCTGGTATTCGTACCCGGCCAGCTTCCCTGCGTCCTTCTTGAGTTTGTTGTTCATGCTCTCCTCCTCAAAACTCGCCGAATTTCGGCACGTTCTCATTCTCGATGTTTCGGCACGGCTCTCTGGGTTCCGTGTCCGTGATGTGTATCTCCTCGACGGCGTGTGGTTTCTCTTCTGCCGTCTCTTCTGGATGCTTGCATCTCATCCATGCCTTCAGGCTCTTCTGGCAATCCGGGCAGAGGTCGATCTCTTCGCCGTTGATCTTCATCAGCATGTACTTTTCGCTCTTGCCTGTTAATGCGTTTACTGCGTCCTGAATTAATTCTCCGATTCGGTTCATGGCCTGATTAAATGAAGTTACGGTTTCTATTCTCTCCGGCGTAAGGTTGCCGCATCTGTCGCATTTTCTCATCTTCATGTTCTTTCTCCTCCTGATGTTGGCCTCGCCACTCGGATCCTCGCATAGATAGCTGTCTCTCTGCGACACGGGTCGCTTTCTCTTTCCCATTCGATATATGGAACGAGTTGTCTTGCCATGTCCGAGGCGATTCTTTTGATCGTGTACTCCATTGCCTCTTCTGTATTAAAAGCGAGCAATTCGTCCGGGATGATCAGCCGCTCATGAAGGATGTCTGTCTTCAGCCGCTCTGTGATGATCCGGAGCTCATGCGTCTCGTGCTCGTACCTGTATTGCATGCCACAGCTCTGGCAGGTCAGCGTCGCTCTGTCGATGCGTCCGCCGCATTGGTCGCATTGTAACTTCTGTAGGGTGCTCATGCGTTGTCCTCCCGTCAATCCATCTTGAGGTCGTAGCCTCTCTCCGTGAGCCAGGCCTCCGCCTTCGCTTTTGTCTCCGGTGATATTCTGGGAAGGTTTACAGCCATCTTCCTGATGCTAATCTCCCAGACCTCATCGTCGAGGCTTTCTCCGATTCCGTTTTCGTAGATTCCTTCTTCTGTCCACTTCTTGTAAAATCTACGGAATGTTGGAACGTCCAGCGTCTCTATTGCCGCATGAAGTTCTTCGTTCCACTGGTTATATTTGGCGGCCTTTTCTCTAATCTCTCTCATCTCGTCACTTGCCATGATCGTGTCCTCCTCTTATATTTCGAACGGCAGGTCTTTTGCCTCGGATTCCGTTGGTGCGACAGGCTCCTGGTTTTCCTGATGCTCTTCCGGGGCCTCCGACCTGTTGTTTGCTTCTACGAATTCGGCCTCTTCAGCCAGGACCTCCGTGATGAATACCTTCTGGCCGTCCTTCTCGTAGCTTCTGGTCTGGATGCTTCCGCAGATCCCGATCCTGTTGCCCTTGTGAAAGTATTTCTGTATAAACTGGGCCGTCTGCTTCCATGCTACGCAGTTGATGAAGTCCGCAGGCCTGTTGCCGCTCTGGTCCTTGAAGCGTCTATCGACCGCTACCGTGAAATTGCAGAATGGTGTCTGGTTCTGCGTCATCTTGACCTCGGGCTCTTTTGTCAGCCTTCCTACTAATTCGACTTTGTTCATGCTGTCTCTCCTCTCATTTAATCGTCAGGGTTGTGTTGATGATGATCTGGGCACCAGGTACCGTCTGGCCTGCCTTGATAGCCTTCTTGATAGCCGTCTTGTCCGGGTTCTTCTCGACCTTTACCTTGATGAATTCCTCCGGGATGCTGTCGAGGTCGGTGATGTCTGTCTTTTCGTTGTCCTTGATCCTGACCTCGCATCTGGCTGTCTTCAGCGGTTCGTCCTTGTTTTCCTTCATGCTGTTGATGATGTACTCACGCAGTCTCTTTGCTTTGTTCTCGAGCTTCTTTCTTCTGGCCGCCAGCTTGTCTTCTTCAGCTTCGATTGCCTCCGCTTCTGCCTCCGTGTTCTTGATGTAGAGGGCGATGTTCTCGAGCTTTGTCTTCCTGTCTTCCTGGAGCTGTTTCAGCTCTGTGAAGTCGATCTCGTCGACGACTCCGTCCTCGTCTGCCGCATCGTAGATGCCGTCAATAATTGCCCTGATCCTGCTGTCGATCTCATAAAGACTCATGTTTGCCATGTCTGTGTCCTCCTCTTAAATTTTGTATAATTCCGTGATGATTTCCGTCAGGCCCTTGATGATCACATCCCGCATCTGCTTGACCTTCCCCGTCTCTTCTTTTGTCTTTCCGATGAAGTCCTCCAGGCTGATGTCTTCGGGCTGATGCTTTTCCGGTTTCTTTTCCTTCGGCATCTCGATGAGCTCATCTCCGAGCTTGAAGAAGTTCTCCTGCTTCTCCTCCGTGGCCTTTGGCGTTTCGCCTTTCCTGTATACTCTCGAATGCTCTCGGACCAGGCGGCTCGGGACCGGGCGTGTGCTCTTAACGATCGGGATCCCTGCATCCATGAAAATCTTCACGGTCTTGAAGGTGCCATACCCGTTTCTGCAGATTTCGTGAAGGGTTACCGGTGAGAGGCCCTTCTCCTGGCAGAGCTTGGTGATGCCGTGGGGCTCTCCTGCCTGATAGTCGCAGGCCGCTCTGGTCTGCTTTCCATCAATAAAAATGTAGTTCTTTGTTCTCATGATCGTTGCCTCCTCTTTTTAATTGCTGTCGAGCTCGATTCCGAGCCTCATCGTTTTGGCGTAAAACAGGGCCATCTCGTAGTCCTTCTCCGTGCTCTCTTTGTTCAGGCCGCATTTCTCCGTGACCTTTGCCTTCTCCTCATCCGTGAAGCCGTTGTCCTTCATGTACTTCCGGAGTGCCAGGCGGTTCGGGCCTGCCTCGGGTGCCTTTGGCTTCTGCTCCGGCTTCTGCTCCGACTTCGTTTGTGCGACAGGCTGGCTGTTTACCTGCTCCGGTTTGTCCTTTTTGGCTGATGTCTTTCCGGCTGTGAAGACCGTCTTCTTCTGGGTGATGTTGTAAATTACCAGCCCGGTGATTCTTTTGTTTTCGATCGTGATTTCCTGGACCTTGAATTTGTCATAGGTTGTAGGCTTGTTGTTTCTCTGCGTCTCTTTGTAGAGGCCCTTCTCGATCCAGATAAACGGGGCCGTGTAGAGCTCTCTTCCGATTCCCCAGTTGAAGCAGGCCCTCTTGAAGCTGTCGGATGCCAGGCCCTTCTCCGCTTCCGTGTTGCTCTCGGTGCCGGTGTCCTCTTTGCTGATCCACTGCTTTTTCTCTTCGTCCCAAATGCTCACGGTGCAGTTGGCGTTGTCTCTGCTGTGGCTTCTCTGCCAGTTAAAGGCTCCGACCGTCTCATCCAGAATGTTCATGTCGCATCTGGCGTCCTTATATAAAAGGAGCGTTAGGCCGTTTTCCTTAACCTGGGAGATTCTGCATTCGATCTCCGTCGCCGTGAGGTCTCTGAATTCCAGTTTTGTCATGATGTTTACCTCCTCGTTGGTATATTTTTATTATATATCTCTTTTGCAAAAAATCAATTATTATTTTCTTAATTGTCCCATAAATCTTCGATGATCTTCTCAACGTTCGGGCAGTGCCTTGCCATCGTCAAATCCTGATGTTGCGACACGGCGGCGGTTTTCTCCGGGATGATCAGGCGGGCCTTCTGGATGCATTTCGTCATCTCATGCGGCGTCGGGAAGTATTTCGAATTATGCATGTGCAGGCCTACCGCTTCTCTGATGATCTCCGGCGGGTATTCTGAAAAGGCCAGCATCCAGGCATCAGTTGTCGCTTCCACGTCTTTCCTGGAATTCGGGAAGGCTCCGAAGGTCATCTTGATGATGCTCTGCATCTCTTCTCGGGTTGTCTTTCCTGATGAAGATCCAGGCTCGGAGGGTGCCTGTCTGTCTTCCTCCCTCTTTTCTTTTTCTATATTCTTTTTATTTATATTCTTTTTACTGTTCAAATTTTTAACGACTGGTCGTTCAAATTTTGCATCACTTGTTGTTAAAAATTTTAACGACTGGTCGTGAAGGCTCTCCGTGATTTTCTCCTCATTCATCCTGATGTATCGGCGGGCGGGCATGCCTCTTTTCTCCATCGTGAGCCAGCCCTGATCCTCCAGCCTCTTGATTGCTTCTCTCTGCTGATGGGCCGACAGGAACGTCTTCTCCTCCAGGTTTTCTACCGTCGAAAAAAAGGATCCGTCCCATTCCGGGTTGTTCTTCTGCCAGTAGTTGTGCTCGCTGGCCAGCTCTCCGAATATCACGGCCGCCTCCAGGCCTACGATCTTGGCCACGGCTCTGTTGACCGTGATAAAGTTGTCACTTGCGAGAATTGATAGAATGCTCATGCTGATGTCCTCCTGTTGGGAATAAAAAACCCAGGGTATGCGAGTCCCTGGGTTATGGTAGGCCGGTCACGACCGCTCGCATACCGGTCCTGCCGTACTTTGAATTTTATCTTCTCCGCCTGAAAAAGCAAGGGGCTTTTATGCCTTCGGGATGAATTTCTCCAGCGGCTCCTTGAATGCCCGGCAGAGGGCCACGTAGTCGTCGAGCCTGATGCTCTGGCGACGGTGAAGGATGCCCCAGAGGCTGTTGTACTTGATGCCGGTCTCTTTGGCAATCTTTGAAATCGAGAGCCCGTTCGCCTCGATGTAGTTCTTGATGTTCTCATTTACTGTCTTCATTTTTGCTCCGCCTTTCTTCTTTTCTTCTTGGCACTTTTGCATGTGGCAACAAATATATTCATCACCGCTTTTACACTTGACCGTGTAACCGTACTTGCAGTTTTTGCAATCATCGGCAAGTATCATTTCGCACCGCCTTTCTCCTCCTCCTGATGATCTTCAGGCCTTCTCGGTATAGGTCAGGGTGTAATCTCTGCCGCCGGGTTTGTCGAGCGTAAGCTCTGCATCGTAATTGAGGCCCATCTCCTGATACTCTTCGATTTCCTTCTGGATGTCTTCAGCCCCGTTGTCCGATTCAAAGGCCAGGGTTCTGATGTGTGTCACCTTGCCGTCAAACTCGACTGTCTTAATCTTCAGGGTGTATGTCTTCATCGTGGTCTCTTCCTTGATCCTGCCGCTGGTTATTCTGTCGGCCAGTTCGTTTAAGCTGATGTAGTTCATCATGTCCTTGTCCTCCTCATGCTTCCTTGTCTTCTCTGTCGATGATCTCGCACCCGTGCAGGAAATCGTTCAGCTCCTGGTCGTCCAGCCTGTTGATGATTTCTACAATCGGGTTGTCGAGCTCTTCGTAATCGCAGTACTTCTCTCCGGCTATTTCCTCCAGGAGGTCATTTACTCTGAAGTCTGTCTCGCAGTTCCTGTACGCCAGCTCCTGCCATCTCTTGAATGCTTCCTGATGCTTTTCTGTCTTTGTCATGATCTTGTCCTCCTCACGCTTCTTCTCTTTCTCTGATGTAGACCAGGTGCTCGTTGCCCCAGGGGTCTGTTCCTATGATGCTACAGCCGTTGTCGAGGGGCCTGTATGGTCTGAACCTCTCCATGCACTGCTTGTGGTTGTTCAGGGCTCTGCAGATTTTCTCCGGGTCCATCGGCTGGCTGTTGATCGTTCTAACGAATTCTTTTGTGTCTGCTTCGTAGCCTTCGCCTGTGTAGAAGAAGCTACTCAAGCTCAAGTTTATTTTATTGTACTTAATGCATGCTGTGATTCTGTAGTTTGTCATGATCTTGTCCTCCTCTTTGTTTATACTTTTTATTATACTCTTTTCTTGCTAAAAAGCAATAAAAAGAGCAGAAAAAGAAGGGCTTTTTTCATCCCTTCTTCTCCTGTTGGTGGCTGTAGTTGATCTACGTCTCTGATGGTATCACAGGCCCTTGATTCTGTCGATCGTTGCCTCATAGAGCCGGGGTTGTAATGCCTGGATGGTCGCCATCAGTTCGTCGATGATCAGCCACGCCTCCTCCGCTTCCTTGCCTTCGATGCTTCGGAGGAATTCTGACTCGCCGTGTTTATATATTGTTACTTCTGCGGCCGGTGTCGGTTTGGCCTCCTGGATTCTCGGGGCGTAGAGGTGGTCATAAAGTGTGTAAAATGTGGCCAGCTTCTCTGCCGTTTGGTATGTTGCCGGGATGTCCTCGAGCTCTTCGATTGCCTTCAAGAGCTCCGCTTTCGTGAACATGTCACTCCTGCTCCATTCTCCTGATGATCTTCTGCAGGGTTCTTCTCTCCTCTTCGGAGTTGGCCTCCTGCATCATCTCTCTTAACATCTCGACCTTCTCTTCCTTCTCTCCGTCATGGTAGCTGTAGCCGCCTCTTCTCCTGCCGTCTCTGGCATTTGAATAGCCGCCTTCGGATGAATAGCGGCCCATGCTGTCTCTCCTGGCATTGGATCCACGGCCTCGGGCGTAGCTGTAGGTGCTCATGTCCATGTCGCTGTCTGCGTAGCTGTAGCCGTCTTCCTTGTACTCTTCGTACATGGTGATTTTGCAGGCGTTCTTGATGGAATTCAGAAGTTTGTCGATCGTCTCGAGGCTTCCTGCAGATAGCTCTCCCTTCTGGATGATGTCATCCAGCTCTCGCTTCAACATTTGTTTAGCCTGGTAGTATGTGTCCATCTGGTTTTCCTCCTCTCTTTAGGCGATCCTCGTAATAACGAGGTTGGCGTTTTGTACCTGGATGCTGGGCGTCGGTGTTGTCGCCGGGTCGTCCGCCGTTGCGTCGATGTATCGAACGGCCAGCCCGAAGCAACAGCCTCTGGGTACCGTGATGATCGCCGTCGAGGTCACGTTGCCCTGGTCTTCAGCGGCGGCCGGTGTAAATATTGCCGTGCTTGTCGGCCTGGGCTCTCCCTGTACGGATATTGCGACCGCAATCGGTGTAACGGCTCCGCCTTCCGGTACCGAAATGTTGGCGTTGAACGTCACCTGGTATCGGGCGAAGCAGTTCGGGGTGTTGCCTCGGAGAGTAAAGATTCCCGTCTCGTCTTCGTGATAAACGAAGCCCTTATTGCAGGGAATGGAAGCCGAAAAAAGCACCGGGGCGTTTAAGGCCACTGTCTGTGGTGCATTCGCTAAATATTCAGCCATAGGCGTTTCCTCCTGATGTTAGCCGCATCCGCATCCGCATCCGGGGTTCTGGTTGCATGTGAAGATAGGCGTCCTTCCGTAGACCGGCATTGAAGGAACCGGGCAATTTGAAAGCCTATTGTAGAGGGCGTCTACTTCTGCTTCCTGGCCGAGGCGGAGGGTGTTCGTCTGTGCTTCCTGTGATGCCTGGCCTCTTGCGTAGAGGAGCTCCTGTCGAAGCTGTGCAATCTCGTCATTCTTGGCGTCGATCTTGTCCTGGCAGAGCTGGTCGAGGATTCTCTGTGTGCCTGCTGTCTGGGAAGCTATAACGTCCCTGATTCCGTCCGAAATGGCGGCCCTGTCTGCACAGTTCTCTGTTGCGATTGTGTACTTCAGGTCTGCTGATGCCAGCCTGTTTTCACAGCAACACTGGGCCAGCTGTGCCTGCAGGCCGTTTACGCCGCTGTTGATGGCGTTCTGAAGGCCGAAGGCGTTCTGCATGTTGCTCATCTGGATGTCTGAACAGCAATTGCAGAGCTGTGTCTGCAGGCCGTTGATGCCGTCACGGATTCCTGTGATGTTGTTATTGATCATCTGATCCCTGAAGCCGTCGCTTGTGATTTCGGCCTGGTTCATCCAGGGGTAAAGTCCGCCGGCTCCTGTATTGCCTCCGCCGTAGCCGCCGTTATTTCCCCAGCCGCCGTTGCCGAAGAGGCAAAGGAATAAAAGGATAATCCACCAGCCGTTGCCGGTTCCGCCGAAGCCGTCATTGTTGTTGTTGCCTACGACTGCCGCAAGGTCAGCCGCCGACATCTCTCCTGTTGTTAAAGACATAGTTTGTCTCCCTTCTGTTTATTTCCCTTGATGCATCTATTGGGTTTCTATTTCAAAAACGGGCCGAGGTTTCTGTAAATCTCATTGGCCTGCTGGGCGTACTGGTTCAGCTGGGCTTGGCTGATCCTGCCGCTGTTTAGTAAATTCTGGACGGTCTGTTGTGGGTTCCCGCTGAATGTCTTCCGGAATTCGGCCAGCCTTTTTAACATCGGGTTGCCTGCCGTCCCTGCTCCGGGGTTCAGCTGATTAAATAACGGGTTTGGCATTACCCTTCTCCCTCCTCAATGCTTTTGATGGTCTTCTGGATGCTGTTCTTGAAGTCCTCGAATTCTTTCCTGCTGATGAAGTCCTCCGACTTCATTGGTGCGACGGCCGGCTCGTTTTTCGTGGCCGTTCTTTCCTTGTAATCGAAAATTCGGAGGGGCTGTGGCATCCCGCTCTGATCCGTGCTCTTGATGTAAAAAGCCGAGGCTTCGCTGTCCATTAAAAGGACCGACTGGCCTGAAGCCACCGGGTATGCTTTGGCGGCTGTCTCTCCCTGTACCCAGGTGATGCCTGACCCTGATGTTGCGACAGCCTGCTGGTTGTTCTGCATTGGCATGCCCTGCATGTTCTGGTAGTAGTTTTGTGGGAAGTAGTAAGGGTTTCCGTAGGCCATGATTTATATCTCCTTTTTGTAAAAATAAAGAACGATTTCGTCGCCGCTGTCCCAGGTGTCGTAATAATCGCCGTTGATCACGGCCACGACGTGGTTCTGCGTCGCTAAAACATAGCGGCCCTCCGGATGATCTTCGGCAAATTTGGCGACCGTCACGCATGCCGGGCAAATGTTAGGGATGTTCTTCTCTTCAAATCCAAACTTCCGCAGATAATTGCCCCATACGTAGTTCGAGCTGGGCATGTCCTTAAAAATGAGTCCTTCTGAACAGAGCCCGATGTAGGCATCTTTCCAGCTCTGGCCTGTTGCCTTGCTGATGGCCCGGACGGCACAGTCGCCGACTCGCTGGTTTCTTGGATTCGGGTTGAAAAATAAAAAGGGCATGAGGTTTTCCTCCTGCCCTTTATTCTGCAAATATAAAAGCCCCAGGTCGATGAAGTCCCGGGGCTTGTTTCGTGCTGTTTTCGTGCTATATATGCCGGAAGAGTTTCACTTCGGCTTTGTAAACGATTTCTTTTATTTGTCGCTCTGATAGGATGATGTTCTCCTCTTTGTAGAGGTGGTCGCTGGTTTGCTGATAGGTCAGGCCGTCGATGAGCCGGAGCTTCAAAATCAGGCGGTCCCTTTTTGAATGGATCCATTCATCGATCGCCTTCTCCAGCTCCGTGTTGCTGATGTCGTCGAGGTTCCGCTTCATCTTCTCCTGCGTCTTACTCTCATGCCTCTGCTCTGGCCGTTCTTATGTGTTCGGGTTCTCCGTCTTACGATGATCGTCGCCGCCATTGTTAATCTCTCCGTCTCTTCCGATGTAGTTCGCATTGCTGTCGCCGTCCGCTCTTACCGTGGTGTTCTCCTCGGTGTAGTCGTACTGGCTCCAGGCCCAGAGCCACATTCCGTTTGTTGCGACCAGGAGGGCAATCAATAAAACTATGATGATATTACGCCAGCGGTCGTTTCTTTCGTCCTTTGCCTGCATCCTCTCGAATGCCAGCCTGCTCATGGTGATGGTGTCCTGGTTGTTTTCCATGTTGATGTCCTCCTCTTGATTTTATCATATTTTTTATTGTTCCGGGAACCTGGCCCTTGTTACTGCCATCGGGAATTCTTCGATCTCGGAAGCCCAGACGGGCTCGCATCCGTGTCTGCTGTAAACTAACGGGAAGCCTCCGATGCCGTCGAAAAGGCTCGCCATTGTTGGTGTTGCTTTTCCGCTCTTCTGTAGCTCGTTGATCATCCGCTCTGCCATCCATTCCCAGAAAGGCAGGGCGATTGAGTTCCCGAGGGCTTTGTACCTCGGGCCGTCTGATTCTTTGTGCTTTTTTCCCTTGCTGTCGGTCCATTCTCCGATGTCTGTCCATCCGTCCGGGTAGCCTTGAAGTCTTTCGCATTCCATTGGCGTCAGTCTTCTTACGGTCATGCTGTTTGTGATTAAGTTCTCTGATCCTCCTCCGTTATCTCCTCCGCTGGCTCGCAGGCTTGTTATTTGATTTGAATATTGGCCAAAGCTGGAGACGCCATAGGCCACACCGTTTTCGTGAGCCGTTTTGGTTGCCTTCTGCATGACCATCGGAGTGTTTCCGCCTCCGGTACCCATTCTGCTTCTTAAGGTTTGGCAGATTCCTGATGCTTCTACTTTTAATCTTCCATCGCATGGGTGGTTTTCCAACAGCAGAGGCATCTCTTCTCTTGTGTTTTTTTGGCTCATTTGTTTGGTGCTGATGGGTTCTTGTTGTGTAATCATTGGAACATAGCCGCCTCCCATTCCCATGCTTGCCGTCAGGGCTGTTGAGATCCCATTTGTTTGAACCGTTGCGTGGTTCTGGTTGCTCTCCAATAAAACAGGCTCTTGTAAAACAAGCGGTGTGTCGCCTCTTACGCTGGTGTTTTGTTCGGCTGTCAGTGTGTTGCAAGTGTTGCCTTCTCGCCATCCGTGGTGCTGATATGCGTCATAGACGCTTGCTTTTTCAGTGCTTTCTCCAAAATTTCCGGAAGCTGTTTTCCTCTCTTCTCTGCTCTGTTCAGTATTCCCTGGCAGGCTCTTGGACTCAAACAGTATTTTTGGGGCGGTGTCTCCTCCAAAATCTGCGACAAGCGAGATTCTTTTTCTTCGCTGGGGGACTCCCCAGTGTTGAGCGTCGTGTAATCGCCAGGCAATGCTCCATCCGTTACCCATGATGCATCCGGCGTGTGGCCATCGCTGTCCGTCCTCAAGTCCAGGAATGCAAACTCCGGCTTCTTCGATCCGTGCCGTTTCTTCGAGGACGGCTCGGAAGTCTTCGCCGTTGTTGGAGCTGAAAGCTCCGGCGACATTTTCCCAGACCATGTAACGAGGTCGAATATTGTTATTTGCCCCGGCAGTTGTTCGATTGTGTTCTCTGCTTTCATTTCGCATCTCCTTGATGATTCTTATTTGTTCCATAAAAAGACCCGAGCGTTCTCCTGCCAGACCTGCCCTTTTACCTGCTACGCTCAAATCCTGGCACGGGCTTCCGCCTGTTATTATATCGACGGGCGGTGCTTCGTGACCGTTGATTCGGGTGATGTCGCCGAGGTGCTTCATGTTCTCTCCTCCTGCTTGTTCGCCTCTTTATTATATATAACTTTGCTTGATGTCTGTCTCTCCTCGGGTGCCTCTTCATCGGGGTCCTTTCTGGATGCTGTGCAAATGAAAGGATCGTAACTAAACCAGTTTGTCATGCTGTCTTCTCCTCCTCCTCTTCGAATTGTCGCTCTACCTGCCATTCTATGATCAGGCGGCCGAAGTACATCACGGCCGCTCCGAAGCCTGCCCCGGCCGTAAAGGCCGCCACGATTCCGATAAATGTCAAACTGTCCATGTTCTTGTCCTCCTCTCAAATCTCTATTTTTTCTATTTTCTCGATGCTGGCCTTCGTTTCAAAGGTGCCCCAGTATTTTGCCGCTATGATCTCGAAAAGGTCCAGAACCTCAGAGAGGTTGTGTGCTGTCTCGGTTCCGTGCTCGAATTCTAAGGTTTCGCCTTCTGTAATGGTGACTCTGTCGAGCATCTTTTTTTCGCCGCTTCCTGTTCTTACATAGGTGATGTTGTATGCTGTCATGATCGTGTCCTCCTCTTGATTTCTTACCCTAATTATACTCTTTTATTGCCTTTTAGCAATAATGATTTTTAATAAAAGCCTTGTTTTTTATGAATTATTTGTAAAGAGATAAAAAAAGGCCGCCATCGCTGGCGGCTCTCTTCTCGAGGTAGGCACAATCATGACTTTGTGCTTTCTCTGATTTTAACCTGTTTTTGATTTTATTTCAAGTAATCGGCCATTGCCCATTCGCCGTCGCCGATCCTGGCCCAGCCGTCTTTGATCTCAAAAACGGAGACCTTCTTGCCGTTCTCCAGCTGTCTGATGATCTTCGCCTCTTTGCTGGCTCCGCTTCTGACGTTCAGCCTGGTCTTAACCTTGACGGTCTTCTCGATGATCTCGGGAGCGGGCTCCTGGATGTCCTCGGGCTTCTCCTCGATGATCTTCTCCTCCGGCTCGGATGCTGTGACGATCTCCTCAACCTCCGGGGCTGTCTTCTTTGCTCTGGATGTCTTCGCCTTTGTCTCGGTTGTCTTCTTTGTCTCTTTCTTCTCGGTTGCCATTTGTCTTCTCCTCACTTGTAGTATGGGATGCCGAAGCCGTAAACGTCGAGGCTCTTGTATTTAATTATTCGGGTGCCGACGGCGTTCTTTTTGTTGCCCTCTTCGACCTTCATGTAGCCGGTCTTGGTGTTGACGGCGGTAACGAGGCCGCTGTGCTGGGGGTTCTTGCTTCGTACCCACTTCTTTTTCTTTTTGTCGTAATGCTTGAAATGATAGAAAACTTCCCAGCCCGGTTTCGGGGTGACGCCTCTGTTCTTCCATCTCTTCTTCTTTCGATACCAAGCGACGGCCTGCTTGCATCCTGATGTCGAGTAAAACTTTTTTACGCCGCTCAAAACCTGGGCCATCAGGCTGGCTATTCTGCACCAGGCACAGGTCTTCGAGGACAGGTGCCTCTTCGTGAGTTTGTTATAGGGAGCCATGATCGCCTTGTCCACGGGTTTTCCTTCCTTGAGCCCGTGCCAGGCCTTCATCTTCTTTACGGCATCCGCCGCTGTCCCTGCCATGTCAGGCCTCCTCCTCTTCGTCCTCGAAGCCTGTCTCTTCTCCGTCTTTCGGTTCGTCCTCGGATTCCGCTTCGTAGTCCTCTTCTTCTGCCGTGTCGTTCTTGGCATGCATGCCGTCAGCGAAGCCCTCCGCTACGATATATGCGACGACCGCTCCGCCTGCCATGATCAGGGCCTCTGTCTTCTGGGCGTCAATGTCGACATTCAAATAAATGAATATTGCGACGACAAATGCCGCCACGGCCATCCAGAATTTCCTTGATGATAGTTTTCTCCATAAATCCATAGGTTTTTCCTCCTGATGTTTGTCTTTTATTCTTCGGCCCGGGTGTCCGGGATCCTCATCTGTTTATAGATAATGTCGAGGCGTTTGTGGGCTGATTTTGTGCTCTGTTCTGTCATGACCTGTCTTTCCTTGATTTCGGCCTGCTGATCCGAGAATTTGTCCATCTTCTTTTCCAGCTGGTCCAGCCTGAAGTTGGTCATCTTATTTGAAACGATGACGCCCATCCCGGAGCCGATGATCGTCCCGAGCATGGATATTAACGCCACGGTGATTGTCGAGTCTCCCATTGCCTTCTCCTCCTGCCTTGATTATATCATGCCCGGGTGTAAAACTTCACGGCGGTGTTGCCGTTGGCGTTGTGGTAGACGTTGTTCTTCTGGCCGTCCAGGGTTTCGATCTGCTCCGGGGTGAGGTCTATGTCTGAACCGTAATCGTCAAGGCTGACTACTTGTGAACCTGTTGGCGGTGTTGTACCCTCAATATATGTCGCTTCGCTTGATAACCACCTGCCCGATAATGTTTCGCCATTATAAGACGGATATTCAATACAAGGCTTCAACTTCCCCCTCGTAACGTCAAGCACGCCGCCGTAAACCGTCTGACCGAAAGTGATAGTGTAGGCGTTGCCTGTGTAGGGGTGATAGTTTGTGTCTGATACACTTGCACGCCTTATCATAGGGTAAATCGTTGTGTCAATGCTAACACCGTTTGCAATGTAGATATACACGTTATAAACTCCGTCTTTTGTTACGGTAAAGCTCACGTTGTCATTGTATCTCGTTGTGGCACTTGCACTTGCGTTGCAATAAAACTCCAAACCTCTATTACGCGGGAACGTGCAATTATCTGAAATTATATAATTGCCAGCCTTTAAGAAAACGGTTGTTTGTGCCTGTGCAAATCCACCCGTTGCCGTTCCTGATACTCTCATACTACCGTCTGAATTTTTGGTATATGAGATTTGATTTATCGTTGTGTTGTTAAACGTGTTCTTAAACAAGTTCACACCGCACCGTGTTATGTTTGCCTTTGTATAGCCGTTTATAGGGTTAGGGTTGTCGGGTGTGCCGTTTCCGCCCGTGACTACGATGTCGCAGAGGCATTCGATCAGGTCATCCTTGATGTCTGTCTCAAATGATGCAATCGGCCCGGATGCTGTCCCGGCCGAGACGTCTCCTGCTCCGTAGGCGTCCTCTTCGACCTTCATGTCAAAGTTGCCGGAGCCGAGGTCTTCTCCGTCTTCCGTGACCTTCATCTCGCAATGATTAACGCCTGCAATGTCGCAGGTGTCCTCTTCTGTTATCAAATCGACATAGGTGCTGGATGTGTTCGCAATGTCCAGGGTTGTCTCGCTTCCGTCGGGCTTTCTGATGATCGCCTGCACGGTCTCGGTTCCTGATAGTGCGAAAGGCTGGCCGTTTTCCTTCAGGTTAAACCTGATTACTCGGCCGTTGTCAAACTGTGATGCGTGGCAGGTCTTCTTCGGGCCGCCGGGTATCATTTCGAGGTCGATTATTTCCATTTTTAAGGTCTCCCTTCTACTTCTACGTTGAATGCCTTCGCTCCGATTCCGTTTACTCGGAGCTTGCAGTAAACCGTTCCCTTCTGGTCGGTCATCTCTCCTGGCAGGGTGATGTCCACATAGGTGCTCTCCGTGTTCTCCACGCTGATGGATGAGACCGAGCCGTCCGGCTTCCTATAGCGGAGCCTGATGTTCTCGGAACCGTCCAGGGTGTAAGCCATCGGCATCTCGAACAGCTCGCTCCTGATGGTGCGGCCGCTGTCGTTCTGGGAGGCGTTGTAGGTCTTCGTCTCTCCCTCCGGAATTATATTGATGTAGTTCGATTCCATTCGGTTCTCCTCCTGTTTTCCTTTATATTATCATTTTTAGGGCGTCGTTGGCTTTATGTACCGCAATGTTAAAATGTTCACTGTGCATGATGCGTTTCTCGAGTTGTAAATGTTCACCTTCGTTTTGTCTGCCGGTTCTGATTGCATCGCCATGAAGCCCCATGATACATAAACGTCGCTGTTGCTGTCGTAATAGTAGGCCTCTCCGTTCAGCACGGTGATGTTCTCATCGTGGGCGTAGGCGTTATTTAGCCAGGCGTTTGCTCCTACCGTGATGTCTGCCGGGAGCTGGATGGTCTTCTCGTAAATGATCGAGCCGTCTATCCAAAAACCGACGGGCTTCTCCGTCGTGCTGTATTCGTGGACGGTGTCCATGCCTCGGCTCGTAATCTTGCCGGTGGCCTTGATGGTCCCGCCTACGTAGAGCTGGTCATCTTCGTCCGGGATGCCGTTCACGCCTACGCTGTGTCGATGCGTGTCTTTCATCACCAGCGGGATTCCTTTTCCGACGCCTGCCCTGTACTCCGTATGTGCGAAGGCGTCCGCTACCCTGATGATGATCTCCCACTCATACTCGCTGGCCAGGGTAATTGTGAAATCCTCGGCGTCCGGCAAAGCCTGCGGGGTGCTCCATGCCGTGTCTGGATCCGTTTTCTTCTTGTGCTTTTCTGTAATGGTCAGGTTGCTTCCGGGAATGGTGGCAATGGTACCGTCAACGTTCAGGATGGTCTCCGGGTAGAAGTTGTCCCTTCTGGCCACGCTTATATCGGCCGCCGGCGGCGTCCACTGCAGGATGGTAATATCAACGGTTGCTGTCGCCGTGTTTCCTCTGCTGTCGGTTGTCGTCACGGTCGCTGTGTATGTTCCCGAGACGTCTGGCTCGATGAATTCCACGTTCCCGTTGCTGTCGGGTGTGTAATCGTTGCCGTTGATGTTCAAATTATAAGAAACGATCGAGGCCGCCTTGTTTGGCGTTGAGGCTTCTGTATGGATCCGCAGGGTGCTCTGCTTCTGTACGATGGTCTGGCGGTTTCCCGTTATTGCGTAGACGGCATCGTCCGTGTCCTGATAGCTGACCGCTCCGGGTGTCGGGGCGGCGTTGATGATCTCCATCGAGGCGGCTTTGGTGTGGCTGTACTCTTCCCCGTTCATCGTCGACTGAAGCTCGAATGTCACGGGTAGCGTGTTGGATGTTGGCGAGGCGGCCCTCATGCGATTCCTGTCTGCTGTCGAAATCGTGAAGGTGTGCTCTCCTCCTCCCCAGTCCTCCTCCGGGATGTCCTCGAAGGCTGTTGCCTCTTCCGTGCTTCCGTTCATCCACTTGATGCGGGCCTTCAGGTTGGTGGTCATCTCAACGCCTGCCGGGTTGGTGAATGTAATCTTCGGGTTGCCTTCATCCGTGAAGTTCTCCGCTGTGCTGATGAGGGCATAGCGGTTGATCGTGTCCAGGGTGTATGTATAAGAGCCGGTGCAGTTGACCGAGCTGGAATAAATCGCCGCACGGATGCTCATCGGGACCGTCTTCGTGCCGTCTTCGTTGTGCTTGACGGTCAGGCTTCCGGTCTTTTTGTATTTGCCGCCGCCGTAAAGTTTGAAACGGGAAGTGACCGAGAGAATCGTCTGTCCTGCTATTGATACCGTAATTGGTCCGGCATACCACCAGTTGCCCGTGCTTCCGCCGTCGGATGTTAAAGTCCAGTTGATTTTTGTCGTATTATCGGCGACGCTTTGGGTTCCCGTCCAAGTTAGTCGTAGGCCCACCGTGCCGCTGTATTTGTTCGTTGAAAAACTTCCGCTCAGTGCCATGTGTTCTTTCTCCCTTAAACGATCGCCACCTCTGCTACGCCGTCGTTGATGATGTTCCCGTTACCGTCTCTGATGGTAATCGGAATCATCCTGATTTTACCGCAGGCGTTGATCTCTGTCTCTGCTACGCATTTTTTCATCCTGAATTCGTCCTGGCTTACCCAGAAGAGCTTGTTGTCGTTCTTGTCGTAGCCTGCAAATCCGACCTCGTTATTGAGTTTTACGTAGCTTCTCTGGCCTTCCGGTCCCGGGCCGTAAAAGACCAGGCCGTCGCTGGTCATCTGGCCTATTTTCAGGCCGGCGGCGTTCTTCAGCTCGAAGACGCCCTCCTGGTTATTCAATCCGCCGAGGGTTATCTTTCCGCCTTCAAAAACCGAAGCCGTGAGGTGCTGGATGATGCCCGTCGAGGCGTCGATATGTCCGACCGTTGCAATGTCGCAGTTGAATTTGCCATCTCGGGTGAGGGCCGTGATGTAATTCTGGCTGTTGTAGCCGTTGGCAGAAAAACCGAGGCCTCCGGCGTTCCATCTCCACACTCTCTCTGCGTTGTCGATCGTGGTCGGGGTGCTTTGGTCGTCTTTGTCAAGTATAAGGATCTCGTAAGGCTGGCCCTGCTGGTTTAAATGAAGCACGACGTTGCCGCCGGTCGTTCCTGTGATGATCTCCGAGGCGGAGGCGATTGCTTCCTGCATCCTGTCTCTGCCCACGTAATCGGAGGCCAGCGTCCAGTCCTCTTCGCTGAAGTCTTCGCCTTCTGCTTTTGGTGTCGAGCAATAGTAGATGTCTTTACCGTTTACCCAGAGGTCGCCTTCGCTGTAGGGCGGTTCCGGGGCTCCTACGAAGACTCGCTTCTTCGAGCCCGCCATCTCCATCGCCGCTCCTGCTTCGCTCATTGCTGATGCCGCCGCCGCTTTGTTCTCCGTGATGGTTGACGCCAGGCTCTTTTGAACGTCTCCGAATTCTGTCTCCGTATATTTGCCGAGAAGCACGTCCCATTTGGTCCGGATGCATTTCACCTGTGCTCGGGTGATGCCCAGGGCCTCGTAATAAATCGAGACCGTGTCGCATAGGTCTACTCTTCCTGTCAGCTCTCCGCTCTGAACGAAGTCCAGTTTTATGTTATCTGTCGGTGTGGTCAGGTTATTGCTGTTTTTATATTGCGTTGCTCTGGCCGTCAGGTCGCTCTCCTCCGGTGTCTCCTGAAAGTCTCCCGTTGCGTCCAAGACCAAGACTCTTGGTGCGTCCAGCGTCAGCCCTGTCGCTACCTTCTCTCCGGTGATGATGTCGCCATCCTGCGTTTTGTAAAAGCAAACGACGGCCGTGTATAAATTCGAGCAATCTGTCTCTTGCGAAAGCTCGAGGAGGTTTTTGCCGTACCTGATGGTCTCGACGTTGTCTCTTCCTGCTCTGGTTAAAAAATCGACTCTGAAGTTGTCATACTTGATTTCGGCCGGGCCGTAAATATCCAGGAAGGATCCCTCCCTCCCGGCAAAGTATGACTTTATTGACCCGGGCGTGTTGATCTTGAAAGCCGCCACGGTCTCTTTTGTTGTCCTGATGGTGTACTTCTCGTTTTCGTCTTCGGGGTTGATCTTCGTCGCATTCTCGAAAAGGACGCAGGCCTCGGCGGCGTTGATCGCTTCGCCTGTCATGATCTCAAAGCCAGAAAGGTCATAGCTGATGTGCTTCGCATAAACGCTGAAGTTGCCATCTCGCATGACCTTGCCGATTCTGTCTATTCTGAAGAGCTGGGGGTTGTCCGTGTAGTTTGGCTTCGCCTTGATTATCCTCCGGTACCCGATGTCTTCCGCATGGATGCCGTTAGCCGGGTATTCCATGACCAGCTCGTACTTGCCGTTTCGTTCCTGCTCAACGTAGCAGGCCGTGCAATCGCTCAAAACGCCGAGCCCGTTGTGGGCCGGCACGGTTCCTGTCTTTATGCTTTCATATAAAATCGGGAACATGTTCTCTCCTCTTAAATGGTCCAATACCTCGGTGTGATGGTTGCCGCCGTGATTCCTCCTGTAAAGGTTACGGTGCTATTTCCCGGCGGTATTACCGGGAATGCTCCCTCCATCAAATCGTTTTTGTTCTCTGATGCCAATCTGTAGCAGTTCTGCGTCTCGCTGTCGAGGTTCAGGTAATCCGTCATCCCGGTGATGGTCACCGTTTGGCTTCCTACCGTGATGGTGCCATTGCCGCTTCCTTCGATATGTATCAAAGGGCGGGCGTTGTAACGTGTCGGGTTCGTCAGTGTCTTTCCTGATGCCACGGCCACGGGGTTGCTTCCCTGAAGCAGAAATCTTTCCGCTCTGCATCTGAAGGTGACCTCAAATTTGCCCAGGCGGGTGAAGCGGTTCTCCACGTCGAACGGTCCCTTGTAATAAGCCAGCCTGAAGATCCCGGGCTCGTAATCGTCGAGGAGGACCTGCCATCCGGTCTTGTAGAGCCGCTCCGCTACCTGCTTGATTTTGTCCTGGATGTTGTCGGGCGTTCCGTCGCCTACGAACAGCTCGTAGGGCTGGTCGTATGGTTCCCAGGCGTCCTCCATCGTTATTATTTCACGGTTGCTTCCCGGTACCGGGGTTGTCGTAATCTTTCGGGTGGCCCTGATGATCGTCGGGGCCGACCCGATGTATGCCGGAATGACTTCTCCTCCGAATGTAATCCGTCTGTTAAGCACGTCCATAGGCCTTCTCCTCGTCTTCGATTAAGTACTGTATTTCCTGGGAGACCTCTTTTGCCAGCTCTCTGATGTCCTGGCCTTCGGCTCCGTAAATGTTGAACGTGGCATTGATCACGGATCCGCTCTTCGCTCCGGCTCCTGCTATTGCAATTCCGGATGTTGCGACCGTGAAGCTGTCCGCTGTGCTGAAGTCATCCATCGGTGCCGCCATCGCATCTGCGACGGCCTGGGCTGTCCTCTCCGCTTTGGCGGTCATGCCGCTCATGGTCTCATCCATGCCGGTCTCGAAACCTTCGCCCAGACCGAGGGCCAGCATCTGGCCGATTTCGTCCCTGAAAACGGTCGACGGGCTGTGGATTCCGAAGAAGTCCTTCAGGCCGTTTAATACGCCTTTTCCGAAGCCCTTTATTTTTTCGCCGATCCATTTGCTCATGTTGCTGATGCCGGTCCAGAGGCCCTTGATTAAATTAACGCCTACCTGTGTTATCTGGCCGAGGCCGTCGTTCAGGCCCTTGATGATGCTCTGAATGATGGTTGGCATCTGTTTTCCGAGCTCGACTATAATCTGCGGGATGGCCTTAACTATTCCCATAAAAAGCTGAACGGCTCCCTTTATGAGGTCCGGCAGGTATTTTATGAGGGTGTTTACCGTCGTTGTAATGATCGTTGGCAAATTCTGAACCAGTGCTTTGATGATGGTCGGCAGGGCCTGAATTATCGCCATGAACAGCTGTACTGCTCCCTGCAAGAGGAGGGGTGTTCCTTTTATTATCAGACCCACGGCGGTGTCAATGAGGCTCGGCAGGGCCGTTCCCAGTGCCTCGATGATCGTCGGCAGGGCGTTAACCAGTGCCATGAATATCTGGATGCCCGCATCCAAAATCAAAGGAAGCCCTTCGAGCAGGCTCTGGCTGATATTCTGGATGATAACCGGGAGCTGTTCGATGATCAGGGGCAGGGCTGTCAAGATCCCGTTCAAAAGTCCCGTGATGATCTGGAGGCCCGCCTGCAGGAGCGGTGTCGTGAATTCCGGGTTGGTCAGGGTTGTTACTATCGTCAAAATTATTTGTACGATAGACGGGATGATCTCCCCGGCGTTCTGGCTGATGCTCTGGGCCAGTGTCAATATGATCTGCTGGGCCGCTGTCAGGATGGTCCCGAGGTTCTCCGTCAGGGCTCCTGTAATCGTTGAGATTATCCCGGCGGCGGCTGATATTAAAGCCGGGGCCTGATTTATGAGGCTTGTTGCCAGCTCCATGATAACGGGCACGGCCGCCTTCGTTAATGCCGGAAGGTTAGCCGTGAGTGATGATGCCAAAGCCGACAGGATGGTCCCGCCTATTTCGAAGAGCTTCGGGGCTTCTGCTGTCAGTTTTTCTGCAAGGGTTGAAATGCCGTACCAAATCTTCGCACTGCCCTCTTCGCTGTCGGTTCCTGAAAAAACTCCCGCCAGTCCGTCCGTGATGGTCGAAAGCGAGGGCAGGAATTCTGCCATCATGTTATTTTTTAGGCCCGTCATCGTATTGCTCAGCGTGGTCATGCTGTCCGTGAAGTCTGCTGATGCCTTGACCGCTTTATCGCTCATGACCATGCCGTACTCGTTGGCCTTTTTTATGAGGTTGTCCGTCTCGGCCGCTGTCATATTGAAGAGCGGCGTCAGCTCCTGTCCTGACCTTCCGAAGAGTTTATTAGCAAGGGCGGCCCTCTTCGTGCCGTCCTCCATGTTCTGAAAGCCTTTGATAGCCTTCTCGAACAGTTCCTCTCTGGTCATCGTCTTGATGTCGTTCAGGGATATGCCGAGGGCCTTAAACTGTGCCACGGCGTCCTTGTTGCCTTTTTTTGCCGCATCAAGCTGGTTGGTCATCGTCTTCATACCCATTTGCATGTTTTGCATGGATGTGCCGGCAATGTTCATCACGTAGTCCCATTCCTGAAACGCTTTTTTGCTGATGCCGAGCCTCTGGCTGGTCTTGTCGATGTTATCGCCGTAGGCCGCCGTTGCCTTCGCTCCGTCGACGAATGCCTTCCCTCCTGCTACGGCCGCCGCTGTCGTTGTTGCGACTGCCGCTGTTGCCACGCCTGCCGCTACGCCCAGGCCTGTCTTCAGCTTTGCTCCAAAACTGGACGCCTTGCTTTCTGATTGGTCGAGCCCTTTGTCGTAGCTTGATGTGTCTAATCCTAATGTTGCGAAAAGCTCGAAAACGTTCATTTTTTCTTTTTCCTCCGAAGCGGTTCAAATCTCGAGATGATCTCCTCCGGCTTCTCTTCCGGTTTGGTCTGCCCTGTGACCAGGTCGTAATACCTCGGGATGTCGATCTCTCCGCCGGTCATTCTGATATTCAAAAGGGCCAGCGAGTCAGACATATAAATTCGATATGCCTCGGCCCGCTGGCTCTCCGTGTGTTTTGCTTCCAGGTATCTGATAAAAGGGGTTAGTTCCCTTCTGCCTCTGTACTCTCCGTAACAGAGCCAGAAGAGGCGGACGGTGTTTCGGGGCTCTGGCTCTGTGATGTAAAAAGTTTTTGTATCTCCGGGTCGTTGATAAACTCCAAGACCTGAATTGGCAAGGTCGCCAGCGAGAGGGTGGCTTTGTACTCCTCCTCTGTCTGGTTCTGAAGCCTTGCTAAAATCTGGATGATCTCAGGCTTGTGGTTTTTGATCGCCGGGGCGACGAACTTAATCATCGGGACGGCCTTTTTCTTTTCGGCCGCCTCCTGTCTCATCTTCTGGATTTCCTCATCCGCCAGGATGAAGGTCATCGGTTCGATGATGTCCGCCAATACGTCCAGGGCCTCTTCGCCCTTATAATCAGATAGTCTCATTTAGCCTTCTCCCTGTTCTGCGGGTGTAACCGTAACGATGCAGGTCGCCATGACGCTTTCTCCGCTCTTCGTTGCCTTTGCTGTAATTACGCAGGTGCCTGCCGCTACTGCAGTAATCAGGCCGGTTGATGCGTCAACCGTTGCCACGCTGGTATCTGTCGAGGCAAATGCTACCGTTGCTCCGCTCGTTGCTGTTGCTGTGAGTGAGAGTGTCTTGCCTGCTTCGATCGTTGCACGGCTCCTGTCAAGTTTAATGGAGAGGGCGTCGTCTTCGCTTTCTCCGAGGTAGAATTCTGCCGGGACGACATCCTGGGCATGAATTGAAGTGTGGCCGGTGATGCCGAGGGCAATCTGGCCCTTACCCTTGTCCGTTGTCTTGATGCTGAAGCCGTCCGTTGAGAGGCCGTTGCTGATTTTGCAGGCGACGTAGCCGTTGTTGCTCAGGTCTCCTACCCACCAGAGGTGCTTGAAGTCTGTAGTCTTCAGGTCTCTTCTGGGCTTGATTGCTCCGGTGTTGGCATCCTTGTCTGCCGCTCCGAGGCCGAGGAGGAGAATGTTCTCCGTGACGCAGAGGGCCGTTGTGGTCATCTTGACCTCGTCGGCGTCTGTCTTTCTCTTAAGCTCCATCGTGTTCTTCGGGCAGTTGTCGATGTCTGCACCCATGTCCTCGTAGGTCGGTGTAACGGAGACCGTAATGCCGCCGGTGGTCGCTGTGATGATGTCCTCATCATCGAATGAGCCGTCTGTGATGTCGAAATCCTTCAGGAGGATTCCTGCGTTCAGCTGAAGCTCTTCGAATGTGCTCTGTGGAATTTTTGTAAATTTCATTTTGTTTCCTCCGTCATTCTTCTGTGAAGAATTCCATCTGTGTGTTTAGGTTGATGCGTCGCACGGCTCTGTCTCCGGGCTCCTCCATGTGTTGTGCAAAGGGTCGGCCCGTTGTTATGAAAAGACGGCCGGCGTCCAGCTTGATGGTTTTCATCTGCCGGATGTCTGCCGAGATCCTGTTTGCCAGGAGGTCCGCTCTTTCCCATGATGTGTTCCTGTCCCAGATTGATGCCGAAGGGAAGACGGGGCCGTCCAGGTTGTCCGTGATTACCTGGTAGGTAATGTAAGGATATTTGGCCGCCGCCGCTCCGGATGCAATAAGGGCGTTGATCACGTCATCTTCCGGGACGGTGTTTTCTTCAAATGCTAAAACGCCGAACCCGCTCCAGAAGGCGTTCAGGGCCTGCTGTTTATTCATTGTTGATCTCCGTCTCTTCTGCTTCGACTGCTCTTAAATCGAGCCCGCCGTTCTCGGGTGTCCGGTTGTCATCTCCATCTGATGTTACCTTGAAATACTTCCCGTCTCTGTCTCTCTTGATGATGTCTGGGAAGCGGAGCAGGACGTTCTTCTTGGTAAGCAATGTGAAGCGGTTGTTCACGCCCTGCTGGGCGGCGATTCTCGCTTCTGTCGAGCTGTTGAAGCTGTAGGCCACCATGATCTCGGCTCCCTCTCTCCATACGGTCTTTACGCTTCCGTAGCTGTCTTTGGTAGTCGTCTTGTCCATGATGTGTGATTTTTCCATCGCTTTTTCGACCAGGCTCATGATGCTCCTCGCAGTCTTCTGTATGGTTTCAGCCTTGCGGCATAGGCGTCCTGCCAGCCCATCACGGCTCCGTTGCCGGTGCCGCTCTTGCTGTATGAATAGCCGCTGAAGCTCTCGCTGTTGAACGGGCTCATTGCGTCGCTGTCAGCCTTGCCGTTTTTCTCCTGCCATGCTTCGATCTCACGGGCCAAAGCGACGACCGTCCCTGGGACGGCCATCGCCCATACCTGGCCCTTGAAGGTTTCATCTGTGAGATGGCTTCCGGGGTAATTGTGGACGCCATCGTTGAAGGTGCTCCCGATGATGCGGACGTACTGGCCCTTTTTCACGCCCGGGAGGTCGAGCTTGCCGCCTTCAATCGTGAAGGTTCCGGTCAGCTTTGCTTCCGGGAAGTAGTTGTTCAAAAAGTCGCAGACTTCCGTCATCGTTTTGTCCATAGGTTAGCCCTCGCCGCCTTCTGTCTCGTCGCTCTCGGTTACGGGTGCTGTGATGGTACCCTTGATAACGCCATCAAGTCTCTCTGCAAAAAGCGTAACGCCTGAAACGGCGACTGTCTCTTCCTGCATGCGGGTGTAGTTGCCATCCTCATGGATGCCAATGAAGCCCGTCTCGGGATCCGTTGTGAATGCGAATGCTTCACCGAGGCCGTTTGCTTCGTTTACGTTGACGTAATAGCAGACGATATTCTCGGCCGCTGTTGCGTAGAATGTGCCTGCTGTGATTGCTCCGGTAAGAATGAGGGTACCGAGGCCGAGGAAATTCTCGACGTAGTTGAGGCCGAATGCTGTCTGTACCGTGATGTTCGCCTTGCCGAGATAGTCAGCGGCGTCCATCGGGTTTACGAAATAAACGGCCTGTACGGCGTCGTCCTCGAAGAGGACCTGCATCTTGCCCCATGCGTTTGCAAGAGCCGCCTGGAGGCCTACGCCTGTTGCTGTTGCTGTTCCTGTTGCCAGGAAAGTAACAAACTTTGTCCTGATGCCCTTCTGGATGTCGTTGAGCATCTTCTTGTTTGTCTCGTTTACGGCCTGCTCATAGCCTCCCTTGAGGATAGCTTCGGCTGTCGTTGCCTTTCTCCACTTCTGGAGGGTTGCCTCTGCTACGGTTGTCCAGGTTGTTGAATACTGGGAGAGCGGGATGATCTCGCCCTCGGGTACCGTTCCGTTCTGGAGTGTGCCGGTAACCTTCAAAACCTTGAGGGCTGTTCCTGCTGTGACGGGAATCTTACGGGTGATGCCGAGCATCTTGATAAGGTTCTTTACGTTCTCTCCGAAAAGGGTAGCGAAGTCGAGTTCTCTAACCTTTGTAATCTGTGCTTTCTTGATTACGTTGGTCTCTGCATCTGTAACGACGTTTGGCATTTTTCTTTTTCTCCTTTGTCTGGTTTAGTTAGTTTCCGGAAGTCCGAAGAGTGAAGGGTTTTCGAGCATGGCCTTCTGCCTTGCGGCCGCATCGGGAATTGCTCGAATTTCTTCTTTGGTCATCGTTGTCTTTCCGGCGTTGTTTGCTGGAGGGTTTGCTGAATTCACGCCTTCTGTTCTTGTGGTTGCGATAAAGTCGGCCCACTCGGTCTTCAGGCTGTCCTTGAGCTTGTCTCCGTCTTTGATCTTTCCCTCATCGTCGAATTCGAGCTTGCTGATGCTGTCGCCGGATACTTTGATCACGGAGTCGATTCTCTTCTCCGGGATGCCGATTTCCTTTAACAGCTTTTTGAATGCCGACTCTTTCTTGGCTGTCGTGGCCTTTGCCTCGATGTCTGCCTTGTAGTCGTTGAATTCCTTCTGAAGCTTCTCGAATTTGTCCTTGTAGGGGTCCTCTCCGTCCTGCTTCTTCTTCAATTCGTCGAGTTCTGCTTTGGCGGAGCTGTTCTTTTCGGCCTCTTCCTTGTACTTCTCTCTCTCTGCTTTCAAACCTTCCACGGTCTCGCTGTGAGCTGTGATGATCTGCTCGGCCTTCTCTTCTTCGATGCCTAACGCCGAGAGAAATTTCCTTGTTAATGCCATGTGATGATCTCCTCTTCTTCGGTTAAAATTTCTTTTTTAATTCGATCTATGTCTCTTTTATAACATATTGATTTTTTATTTTCAAATGAAAAGGCGGCCGCCTGCTGTTCGGTCGCCTTCTCACGGGTTGTTTTTCCTGGGAGGTTCAATATGCCATTCCTGATGTGTCCCTTTTATTTTATCAATCTTTCAGGGCGTTCTCAAGCATCGCCTTGTACTCCGCCTGGTGGGCTGTTGCTCCAAACTGCAGGAAGTGCTTCGCCGGGACTCCGTTGGTGTG